AAAAACTAATCATATGGACAAGCCTTACTGGTTTAGAGTTCTTATCTCTATTGACAGCTTGGCAAATACCATTTTTCTTGGAGGCTCACCAGATCATACGATCAGCGGAAGAGTCGGGTACTACGCCATAAAGGGCGAGAAGTGGGCTTTAAACTCTGAAAAAGTCATAAATACCCTCTTTTGGTTCGATGAAGATCACTGCAGGTCTTCTATTGAGTGGGATGAAGTGTAAATAACTCCAATAGTAAGTAAGTTCTGATTTAATATAAGCCTAGATTTAATGTAAAGTAGAGGCATTTCCTATTGGAGTTGGTCATGTCTGAAGAAAAAATCGCAGCCGAACAGTTATTAATGTGGTGCAACCAAGGTTTTTGGATGGTTGTTTCTATGTTTGTTGCTGGTTCAGTTGGCCGCACACTTGTCAGCGGTGAAGCCTTTGACGGCAAAAAGCTAGCTGGTGAGATCATACTTTCAAGCTTGGCTGCAATCACCCTACTTTCCTTTAATGTTATGCAAGGTATGAGCCTTCCACAGATCATATTCTTTGGCGCATTAGGAAGCATGGGCGGTGTTCGCACAATTGATTGGGTAATTAGATTCGCTAAACAAGCTAAAAATACGGGAGACTCATAATGATAATTTCAACATTGCGCTATGACTCAGACGAAGAATCAACCTTAAGCTTAGTATTCGTGGACGACAAGTTCTCGGTATACGGCCTAGAGGATGAGCATCGAACTCTGAAGGTAGCAGGTGAAACACGAATTCCGGCAGGTCGATATAAAATCACTGTTCGTGATTTCGGTGGATTTCACGGTAGATACGCTAAAAAGTTCCCAGATTTCCACAAAGGGATGCTTTGGATTCGTGACGTGCCAAACTTTGAATATGTTCTGATTCACATCGGCAACACTGATGATGATACAGCAGGCTGTTTGCTGGTCGGTAGTCAACCCTCTAAGGCGAAAAGTCTTACGGTGTCTAATTCTACTACTGCATACAAAAAACTGTATAAGCAGGTGATTCAGGCGGCGCTAGATGACGATCTATGGATCGAAATAGTCGATGCTGATCCTCGGACTAGGTGCTCAGCTAATCGATCGCTTCTTCCCAGACGAAGAATCCAAGGCGAAAGCCAAAGTCTCTTTGATTGAAGCTGAACAGAAAGGTGAATTGGCGCAGTTAAACTCGCAGATGGAAATTATTGTTGCCGAAGCCAAGTCGTCAGACCCTTGGACTTCACGCGCAAGACCTTCATTCATGTATGTGTTTTACGTCATTCTATTATCGAATTGCTTTTTGATGCCACTATTGGGGATATTTCACCCTGAGACGATGGCAGCCTACTACGCAAACCTTAAGTTAGGTTTAGAAGCTATGCCTACAGAGCTTTGGGCATTATTTGGCGTAGCCTTTACCGGTTACACAGCTTCTAGGTCATACGATAAAAAACAGTTGGCTGTACAGAAGCAGTCAGCCGGACAAAGTTTGTTAAGTAAGCTTCTTTAACCTTTAGTAGTTAAATAGGAATTGTTATGTCGAGAAAGAAAAGTACTAAATCGCGTAAATCTGATTCCGACTTCGACCGCAGAAAGCAACGAGGGGGTCGCAGACGTTCTGACAGTTACCAAGAAGAGGTAATCCAGGACTATGCGCCTCGATATGATAGACGCCCTTTCGCGCCTCTTAATCAAGCTCAAGGTCAATATGCCTCATTTATTGTGAGCAAGAAAGTGACTTTTGGTATTGGTTCAGCAGGCACAGGCAAAAGTTATGTCGCTCTAGCTATGGCAGCAGAGGAGTTGGCAGCAGGTAACATTGATCGAATCATCGTAGTGCGACCATTGGTTGATGCTGAGGATGACAAGGTTGGTACCTTACCCGGTGAGATGGATGAGAAGATCGCTCCTTATTTTCAACCCGCTCGCGATATATTGTGTGAAAGACTTGGTGCTGGACAGGTTCAAGGCTTAACAAAGTCTGGCAGAATCCAGTTCACACCATTGGCATTCTTAAGAGGCACCACTTTTAAGCGATGCTGGGTCGTCCTTGATGAAGGTCAGAACACAACTGTAACCCAAATGAAGATGCTTTTAACCCGTTTAGGGCCAGAAAGCAAGTTGATCGTGAATGGCGATACTAGGCAGATTGATTTATCGGATAAGATTGAATCCGGTCTAATCCATGCCACTCGCATATTTAAGGGCAACAGAAACTTTGGTGTTCAGGAGTTCAGACAAGCCGATATAGTCCGAGACTCATTCGTCAAGGATGTGGTTGTCGCCTACGAAGGTTGTGATGGGTCAATTCCAGAGCAAAATCATGGTTCCGCACTGTAACATATCTAATAAAAAAGCGTAAAATCATCCCGCACTATCCTAAAGCCATATGTGCGGGAACTTTTTTTAATTGGTCTATATAATAAGAATAATAAAAGATTAAAAGATTAAAAGATTAAAAGATTAAAAGATTAAAAGAATAGGAAAAAATTAAACTACCCGCGCCTTTTCAGGATGTGCGGGAACTTTTTTTAATTGCTCTATATATAACTAATCTAAAATAATAAAAGATTAAAAGAATAGGAAAAATTAAAAATACCCGCACCTCTTCATCCTACATAAAAATCGATACTGATACTGCGGGATGCTTTATTTTTCTCTCTGATATGTTTATGATGCTTCGATATTAATTAGTAAGCGTTGACTTACTAAGGCACACACAGAGAGAAAAGCCGTGAAAGAAATCTACTTCGAGTCAGAAGAGTATGACGCTTTAGCAGCCGCGAGCATCAACATTACTCTTTGCAAAAAAGAGCCTGAGCTGTATACCTCAAAGTGGTGGGATTACAGATTACTGCATCCGACACAAGCAACTTATCTTTTCGCTGATGCCTACTTAGAAGCTTCTCGCAAATACGCTCAACGTAATATCGATCTTGAATACGGAAAAGTATTTAAGCCTTATCCCGGTAAAGACCTCTTCGCAAAACCTCAACTCGTCTACACAGAGAAAACTAAGAAAGTTAAGCAGACGAAAGGCAAAGACACTTACACACCTGCCCCATCCAAACAAACGATAGCCGGAATATGGAAAGCAAGACAGATGGCTGACAAATTGGGCATACCTTACCGATTCTATTGTGATTCAGCGATCGCCTACGCCGAGAAGGGTTTATGGCACAGATTACCTTCCCCTTCTCACCTGTATGCAACCAAAGTTAGCGCAGCACAAGAGTGGAGAGAAGAGTCGATGGTCGACTTCATCATTCGTCGCTGGAGAGAGTATTGCTCATCAACCGTAGTTTACTCAACGCAAGATTACTTCAAGGCCAGCAACAACGAGAACGGCTATGACCAGATAAGACATCGCGCAGATATTATGAACCAAATCAAAAAAAGACCTGCACCAGAGCTAGGACTCTCTCAAGCGCTTTGCTTCGATGCGGTACTGATCAGAGAAGAGTGCATAAGATTCTTTGGAGAGTACAAGGTAGAAAAAGCTGAAAGACTAGCTAGCAGTTAAACACCCAAAAACTAAGAGTTAAAATGACTCTTAATTAACACACACGTCAGGAGACGATCAATGAACAATTCAGCAAATAACACACAACGCTCTAAAATCAGCTTAAACGCTCGAACAGACACCCAGCGTATCAATAGAAGCAAAAGCTATAAAAACAGCTCAGACAGTCGAAATAGAAAGCCCCAGCAAGAAAAATCTACGTTATCGCATGAGTCTATATTAAACAGTATCTTAAACAGCAACAAAAAGATTAAATTGATGCTCGCAAACAGTCCATCCGTCATTGTCGGAACGTTAGTCGGTTATGACGCATTCACAGTGACAGTCGCATTAGAAGAGGACAAGACAGGCAATGTAACGTTCTTCAAAAATGGCCTATGTTTCTTTGGACCACTTAAGGATGCACAATGAGCGATACAACAGCAGCCGAAGATAAAGCTGTTGAAGCACTAGGCAAAACAATGTCTGGTGAATCAAAAGTTGAAGAGGCCAAAACATCTGCACCATTAGAACTTCTCGATTGGGAAGTTGAAGATAAAACGTTCGATTTTGAGGAAGACTTTCAAGACTCAGTTGCAGCACTAACCGTAATGGACCCAAACTTCATGTTACGAACTCGTGACTGTGTAGAGCCGGGTCACTTTGAAAATGCAGGAAATGCAATCCTTGTTAATATCGCGCAATCTTATTATGACCGATATGCAAGATTGCCGGGCAAGACTGCAATATGGGCTGAACTGATTCGAGACGGAATCAAGTCAAAGCAAATCCGTGCAAACTTTAAAGATGATCTGATCGAGGCGCTTAAGAAGGCTCAGAAAGCTGATCTTTCGGACAGTGCTTACTTCATCGATAAACTTTCGGACTTCAGTAAGCATCAGGACATCATGAAAGGCCTGCAAGAGTCAGTCGACCTTGCTAGTCGAGGCGAGTTCTTAGCGATAGAACGTCGGATGCAGCTAGCCTTTCAGAAAGGTGCTAAGGGTGAATATACCGAGGGTGATTACTGGGAAGATGAAGCCAAACGAACCCAAACCAGAAAGGACATTAAAGCTGGTCTGATCAAGCCAAATGGTATTCCGATCGGCATCCCTCGTATCGATGAAATACTTCACCATAAGGGTTTAGGTCGCAAAGAAGTCACAGTATTGATGGCGGGTGCGAAAAAGGGTAAATCAATGGGTCTGGGTGACTGGTCACTGCGGTTTAGCAAGCAAGGTTATAATACTCTATATGTTACATGCGAAGTATCAGTGGACATCATTGCAGAACGAATGGACGCAAACGTCTCTCGGACAGACATGGGTGATCTGGTTAACTTCATCGATGATGTGTCTAGCAAAGTCGACATGGCTAAAGGTAGAAAGCCGGGTGTATTAAAGATTGTCGAATTCCCAGCAGGTACGTTAACACCAAGTGGCCTTCAGTCCTACATCGAGCGACACAAAGCTATGGGCATTCACTATGACACTATCGTGGTCGACTATGCAGATATTATGGCGCCGAATGTTTATACCAACTCTGACACTGAAAACTCAAAACAAGTGTGGTTAGGGTTAAGGGCTATCGCCACACGAGAAAATGTGGCAATGCTAACAGCAACGCAGACCAACCGAGAAGGCTTCAAGTCAGACACAGCGAAAGCTGAACATGCCGCAGAAGATTTCAACAAGGTTCGTATCGCCGATTTAATTATCTCGATCAATAGAACGGATGAAGAGCGTGATAATGGCGAAGCAAGATTATTCTTTGCAGCTTCACGAAACCAAGCCGGTGAATTCACCATTCATATCAAGCAAGACCTTGCGAAAAT